TTAGTTACGTCAACGACTGCAGCACCAAGTCTCCAAGCTGACATTACACGAACTTCGTCGTTATCTTGCGACCAAAAAATCTTCAAAGTGTCGAAGTCGTCCTCAAGACCAACACCGATTACGAAGTCCTTCATAGGACCAGCAACCATAGCAGCACCAGAGAAAGTACCTTTGATAGCTTTAAGGTTTGTACCTGGGATCATCATCTCGTTGTTACTGTCAGATGGAGTGTAGTGATACAAGTTCTGAGCAACAAGAGCACGTCTTAGCAAGTTGTAGTTTGCTGGAGACATGAAAACGACTAGATCGTCACGGTCAAGAACCGCTGGGTCGATTGCGTCGAAAAGATCCAATACGTCGTCAACGATAGTAGACAATGTAGAAGCAACAGTCTGACCAGAGTCAGCTGCACCGTTAGCAACAGTTACTTTAGATAAAAGTTCAGTTGCAAGGAAACCTTCGTTGTAGTTTTTGATTTTCTCAACGAAAAGTTGGCTGACTACTTCGGCAAATGGAACTTCCTCTGCGTATGCAGAACCAGAAAGTTTTTCAGCCAAGTAGTAATCACGTAGGTCAGTTGGGCACAAAGCTTGCTTTGTTTGCTTTTCTGACATTACGATGTCAACTTGAGAGTATGTCAAGTTGCCTGCTGCGTCCCAACCGCAAGCGCGATCAGCAACAGCGATGTCGGCATCCAATAGGTTGATTGCTGTAGTACCAGCCTTCAAACCAGAACGGATTGTCGAGTAGTTCATAAGATTGGTCTGCAATACTGCTTTAGAGATAAGCTCGAAAGACATCTCGTCAGTATATGTAGCCAATGAAGCTAGATTGTAAGACATGTTAATTTAATTATTTTTGTTTACGGATTTGAAGGATACGATCTACTGCAGTTTGTCTCTCTGCTGAAAAATCGTTTCTTTTTACTTTTTGAGCCGCTGGCTCAGACTTGAAAGCTTGGAACTGTGCCTTCATTTTCTTTAGTTCCTCTGCGATTGCAGCAACTTCTTCCACTACTGGAGTAAGTGCTTCAACTACAGCTTGTACAACTTCTTCAGTTAGAACTGGAGCAACTTCTGTAGGTACCTCAACAACAACTTCTTCTTCCATTGCAACTTCTTCAGTAACAACTTCTTCAGCTGGAGTTTCAGCAGTAACTTCTTCGATTTTAGTAATTGTACCAGCTTCGTCAACTGTGATAAGCATACCAGTAGTTGTTTCGTGAATTCCAGCAGGGCTTTGAATATCACCTTCAGCAGTTACAATCATCAAAGAAGCACCTTCAACCATTTCACCTTCAGTTTTAGCTTCGGTACCATCTACCAAAGTTACTGACATGAAACGGTAAGTTTCTTCGTTCAAACCCAATAGAAGTCTAATTTTTGATACAGCTTCGTTCGGAGTCATAGGATTTAACTTTATTATTTTTTAATCGGCATTCACCGATCTAATTTAAGATATACTAGTAACCAGAATGGACAAAAGTTAGTCTTTCTTGTTATTCTTGATACGAGTAATGTTAAGAATGATACCAGTTACGATTAGAATAAACGTTAATAGTGGTTGTAATTCCATAAGAACAGAACCTAAACCTGCTAATGTAATGGTATTGGCGATTGAATCTTGCGAGGTCATTTGATTTCTTTAAGTATATTAACAATCTTTGACAATGTTTCTTCGTCTTGATTGACTGGTTTTGCGCGCTCAATAAAATTACCCGCAACAGAAAATCCTTTTAACTCACCTTTCTTAATTCTTTCCCATGTATCATCGTTCTTGATTTTGTATACACCAAACCAAGTTCCAATTTTCAATGAATCAAACCCGTAAAATCTAGACTTATCATGAACATTTGATTCAATAATCCACTGTTCAATTAGAATGTTATCGTTAATGATGTTTCCATCATGTTGCGTGTCTGTGTTGTTTTGTTTGTAATCTTGGTTGAATCTTTCTTGAATTCTTTTAACTGTATCCTTTGAAAAATATACGTAGTATGGTGTGCCATCTGATTCTCTACGCATGATCATTTGATTTGGGATCATCAAAGCCCCAGCTACAATTCTCTTTTCATCATCTAAAACTGAGAAACCATAACGTGCGTTATTCCTAACAGATCCTGCAGGTGATGGTGATTTAGCATTGTTTGATTTACCAGCGTTTCCTTCAGCAGGGCCTTGTTCAATACTTAAGACTCTACCACCTTCTGGTCTGAAAACTGATAACTTAGTCCAAAAATGACGACAATTAACACCAGATTTGTATTCAAATACATCGTAACTATTTCTACCTCCTGGACCATTACCAGGATGTACTGTACCCAATCTTGAACGTAGTATGTCCATATCTTCCATTGAGTACATTTTATTTAGACCTAACATTGCTTTACAGAAGTTTCTTTCTGCTGGTGGTCCTGTGAATCTATATTTAGTTTCTGCAGGTTCATCAGATTTAATACCAAGCTTTGATAAGATGTCTAGACCTTGAATAGCTTTTGCTACATCAGTAACAGATGCAAATTCCTCGCCTTCCTTAATGTAAGTATGTTCTTCAGTGATTAGTTCACCGTATTCCTCTGCCCACTTTAGGATAATCTCTTCAGTATCTTCATCACTAGAAAATTGCTCTTCCTCTTCTGATTTGAAAGCCATGAAATCCACTTCAATAGCAGGTTCAGTTACAAATGATACCTCAGTCACACCCATATCAAACAATTCTACATTGTCCAAATCGATGTCTAGTTCTACGATATTTTTAATATGTTCTTCCATTATAGTCGAGCTAATTTTTCTACTTTAGAGTTTGCTTCTTGTGCAGTCGTAACTTCTGATGCAATAACGAATGCGCGCAAAGGCATTGAATTTGGTGCTTGGTTATTAGGCGTTGCCATACCATTCAAAGCTTGTGCAATTTGTGCAACACCAGGTTGTCTCATAGCATATTTATTCAACACAAATTCACCACCTTCAGCGTTAATCATTTGACCACCACCAGCATGCGATGCACCATCAACATAACCACCATAAGCCATTTGAGGTGGCTCAGGAATCTTAGTGTTTTGAATCTGCTTTAACGTTGCCAAACCAGATGCCACAGCAGCTGCAGCAGCAGCAGGAGCAAGGACAGGGCCGATAACAGGTACTGCGATTGCGCTTTCGTAAGCCTTTTGCGCTGCAGAATAAGTTGACATGATTGTTTCAGCACTTTTGAAAACTTTGAACATCTCAGTTCCTTCACCAAAAGCGTCACCAATTGCAGATAAGGAATCAACAGTTGTCTGATAATCATTATCAGCCTGATCTTGTGAAAGCTTTGCACGCATTGCACCAAATGCTTCACGCACTTTCTGCTTTTCTTCTTCAGTTGCTTTAAGAATATCAAGTTCTGCAAGAGCCTGTTCTTCAGCAATTCGTAGTTCTTCTTGAGCTTTAAGTCTTGCATCTTCAATAGTAGCAAGTTCAAGAGCTTGGATTTGATCTGCAATAGATTTTTTACGGTCAAGTTCTGCTTGCTCCAACTCTGCAGTAATCTTAGATACTTCAACTTTTTTGATTTCAAGTGCAGTCTGAGCTTCTGTAGCTCTTGCTGAAGCTTCGGCCAACTGGTCTTGAATATCTTGTTGCTCTTCATAATTTGAAGTTTGTTGAAGTTGAATGTTAAGGAGTTCTTTATCGATTTGAGCTTGGCGTGCAGCATTTTCTGCAAGCTTGATTTGAGCTTCACCGACCTTTTCAAGAGCTGCTTTACGTTCATCGTAAGTTCTTGTAGTATCTTCTGCAATCTTTTGATTGACTTCAAGGGTTTTATTAAGTTCGGCATTTTCTTGTGTGAGTGCTCTTTGTTCAGCGCGAAGGGCACGTTGTGCAGTAACCATACCCTCTGCAGTTTTAATAGCTGTTTTAACCTTATCGGTAAATTCACCAACAGCTGCAGTTACTTTATTAACTGAGTCATCAACGCCTGTAAAGACATCAACTAATTCTTCTCCTGCAGCTTTAACACTTTCCCAAGCAGCTTGAAACTCACCTTCAAACAACTTCATAAAAGCGTCAGAAAGGAATCCAACTACTTCAATAGCAGATTTGAATCTCTCAATAATGTTATCAACAATGGCTTGACCAAGTTCTTTGATCGCTTCCATTGGATGCTCAAAAGCCCATGCAATCTTTTCACCAACTGCTTGTGCAAACTCACTGATATCAGCAAAGATTAGTTTAAGCGCGGTCATTGCAACCTGTAGCTTCTTAGAACCTTCCTCAGATGATCTGAAGTACTCTACAAGCGTTCCAATTGCTACGACTAGTAAACCAATACCTGTTGCTGCGATAGCTCCCTTAAGTGTCTTAAATGATCTCACGACCTTTAGGACACCTTCTTTCATATCGGCAAACTTCTTTTTGATGTCTCCAAAGATAGTCGCTTCCTCGCCAGCTTTCTTGGTTTCTTTACCAAGGTTATCCATTTCTTTACTAGCAGTCTTAGCACCGCCAGCAAGATCCTTCAACTGTTCTTGGGTGTATTCGACTCCGTCGATTTTGACTCTAATTTCTACTTCTGCCATGGTATTTTAAGATATACTTTCTATCAGTTTAGAATATTTATGTTCCTGGGATATAGGAAACCAATTTGATTAGGTCAACCTTAACAACATCGATGTCTGTCAGTGGAGCATCGTAGATTTTTTGAACTCTCCAGTAAGTGTCTTTGATGAAAATAATATCATCAAAAGTTAGGTCTCTAAGATCTTGTGCATCAATCTTAAAGTATGCCGTCATAATACGTGCTTCTGGTGAGTACAAGTCTTGAATGTATGAATTCCAGTATCTAGTATAAACAGACTCACCCAGGATCTCGCCAACAAAGTCAGATTCAATATTCCAGTTCAGGTTTAGTGTTGATGGTGTTGTCAAGAACTCTGAGTATGGTGTAGCACATGGATACGTATTCATCGAAATAGAAGTTGGTGAACCACCC